GAAACGGCAGACTGCGTCTGCACTCTACTTGGAACAAAGTGACCCTGACCGAAACCGCCGGGCGAATCCACAGGGCTGCAATTGACAATGCTGCTACCGAAGTCCGTATTGACGGCTCTGGTATTGGTGCCGGTGTGATTGACATCTTGATGAATGACTCAAGCTACGACTCTAAGAAGTATAAAGTCATTTCGATGATTGGTTCGGGTAAATCCCCAGATACTTTGCGCTGGCTAAACGCTCGTGCTCTGTACTATGACCAGATGCGCGAGAAGATGCAGCAGGGAATCCTAGATGTAGCTTTCGAGGATGAGAAGCTGCTAGATGAAATGCTGATGATCAAGTTTAAGTTCTCGCCTAAAGGTGGAATCCAGATTGAATCCAAGGATGACATGAGATCTCGTGGCATGAAGTCCCCTGACAATTTGGATGCTGCAGTTTACGCCTGCGCTGAGATTAGTGCGATAGTTGACAATCCTTATGCTGATTACGAGCAGGGCACAGTGTTTAATCTTGACCCTTGGGCCCTGCTTGAGATGGGCGATCGTAGGGGAATGCCGCTATAAAGCATGATAGAATACCTTTATGGAAGATAATCTAGACATTTCTGCTCTAAATGAGCAATTTAAGCGACTTGAGACAGAAAACTTTGAACTTTCTGAAAGTTTAAGCAATCTTTCTATGATGCTGGACAATCAAGGTTGGAATCCAATCTATGAAGCCCAGAACGGTGGAATGCTACTTGAGGACCTAAAACGCGCCTCAATGCAGCTTCGTGAGCTTGCAATCGGAAACCCACTAATCAAGCGTGGTGCAAAACTACGCTCATCTTACGTGTGGAGCCGTGGCGTTAACTTCCCAAGAATGAGCTCAAGAGTTCGCAACAGGATGTTTACCAACCAAAACGAGCGCTTTATCTTCTCTCAGGAAGCTTACGAAGAACTTGAGATGGCTGCCTACACAGACGGTAATATCTTCCTACTTGGTCGTGACTCAGACACTCAGTTCATGCGAGTGCCTCTAGAGGAAATCAGCGGAGTAATGACAGACCCAGATAACAAGGAAGTTGTTTGGGCGTTCCGCAGAACTTGGAAGCGCGAGAACGGAATCGCCGAGACCGAGGTAATCCGTTGGTACTACACCGACAGCTACCCAGCTAACCGTCGTCGTCCGACTAACGTTCAGAACGCTACTGGAGTCAACGAGATCGCTGACGTGGCTTACACAATGTTCTACCACTCCTTCAACCGCCAGATCGGTTGGACCTTCGGAGTTCCTGACGCTCTATCCGTAATTGCTTGGGCAAGACTGTACCGTGAGTTCCTAGAGAACGGTGCGATTATGACCAAGGCTTTGGCGCAGTTTGCCTACAAGCTTTCTTCAAAGGGTCGCAGCGGAATCACAAACGCAGCTGCCAAGATCGCAGTTCCAGATGGTCAGGCTAACCGTGTTGGTGCAACTGCAGCTATGGGCGCTGACGTTGACCTAATCCCAATGCCGAAGGCTGGGGCTGGCTACGACTTCGAAAGTGGTAAGTCACTTGCTTCCATGATTGCTTCCGGTTTGGAAGTTTCAGTTGTGGCACTTCTTGCAGACCCAGGAAGCTCTGGTTCTTACAGCACCGCTCAGACTCTAGATACCCCAACCCAGAAGGCTATGGAAGTCCGTCAAAGGGCTTGGGCCTCACTGATGAAGCGGGTTCTACGCTACATGGGCGCTCCAACCGAGATCGAGATTACTTGGCCCTCAATCGAGACCGAGCCTACTCACAGAATGGTTCAGGCTCTTGCAATGGCTTGGGAATCTGGAATCTTGGAAGCTGATGAGTACCGCACCGCAATCCTTGACATCCTTGACATTGTGCCAGTTCAGACAACTCCGCCTCGTGGCGTAATGATGCCAAACAACGTCGAGTACGCACAGAGTTTGTCAAACGACGCTCCCGCTGATGGGGTAACTCCATCGCAAGGTAACTCTGGAGCAGTCGGTGCACTCGCAGATGGCGATAACGAACTCCGAGACAGTAATCTCTAAAAGTTTTTCTAATCACCCATGTGGTAGAATAACTTTTAGGTAATTACTTATTGGAGTCTTATGGCAATTGAGCTAAAAGAAAACTTAGCCCTATCTACAACTTCACCTTCTGGCAAACGCTGGAAGGTTAAAGTCATTGAATCTGGCTGGGGATCTTCTGGCTACTACGGTGCCTCTATGCTTGCCGAATTCGGCCCAAAAGTTTTCAAAGCCGGAACAAAAGTTTTTATGAACCACCCGTCTGCAACCGAAACTTCAGATCGCCCAGAGCGTGACGTTCACCAGCTTGCTGGCAAACTCGTCTCTGACGCTGTATTCCAGGAGAACGGTCTTTACGCAGACATCCAGTTTTACTCACACTACGCGCCAATCATCGCTGAGATGGCCGAAGATGTCGGGTTATCAATCCACGCCCTAGGTAACGCTGTAGAAGGCGAAGCAGAGGGTCGGCAGGGACCAATCATTGAATCACTTGTTGAGGACCCCCTCACAAGTGTTGATGTGGTCACAGTAGCCGGAGCTGGCGGAAAATTCGTCGCTCTATTAGAAAGCTACAAACGAATAGGTGAATCTGCAGAACTTGTAGAGGAAACCGATACGGAAGGAAATGGAATGTCTATTACCAAGGAAGAATTTGACGCAGCTATGGCTGACCTCAAAGAGACCTTCGTTGAGACTCTAAGCCCACTACGGGAATCGGTTTCGGTTCTTGTAGAGGCAGCTACCCCTGCCGAGACAGAAGCAACTGAAGAAGTAGTAGAAGAAGAAGTTGCAGATGCCCTCGACCCAGTAGAGGTTGCAGAGAAGTTCAACGAATCTGGACTGCCAAAGATTGCGCTTTCACGCGTAGCCGAGGCACTAAAGTCCGAAACCAACACCAAGTCAGTTGACGAGCTAATCTCAGAGGAGAAGGCTTACGCCGACGCTCTTCGTGCAGATGTAGTTGTAGAAGCTGAGTCTGTTGTTGGAACCGTTCAGGAAGCAAAAACCACATCCTTGTCGGATGAGTTTGCTGCCATCACCAGCCGCATCGCCGGCACAAGAAAGTAAGGAAAAAGTAAATGGCTCTTAATGAAATTTACAAAGATGCAGACAGTCTTGTTTTCCCGGTCAACACCGCAGTAGTATCAGGCAGTGTTGTTAAGGTTGGAGACATCGTTGGAGTTGCAGAAAACAGTGCAGTAACAGGCGAAGATGGTAACAAATACGCCACTCTAAAGCTAAATGGCGCATTCCAGATGGCAAGCAAGTCTGGTGACACATTTACCGTAGGCGCAAAGGCTTACGGAGTTGCCAACGGCACCACTGGAATCATACCTGAGGCTCAGGTTTCAGCAACTAGCGCAAAGCTAATCGGTCACGTAATCAAGGTAATCACTGGTTTCGTAGTCGTTCGCTTGGCACAGAACTAAGGAATAGGTAAAAATGACTGAAAACATTACCCCACGTCAGGTCGAGGCAGCGAAACTTCTTGAAGGTGCGCTACGCGGAGACCGCAACGACAGAATCAAGCTTCAGGAAGGTATCGCAACTAGCGACCTACCAGTACAGCTTGCACCAACCATCAACAAGATCCTATTTGAGAACTACCAAGAGCTTCCAAAGGTCTGGGACCAGTTCGCAACTCGTATCCTTGTAGATGACTTCCGCAAGCAGCAGTACCTCAACCTTCGCTACGAAGACGAGGGACTAGACAACCAGGGTGACAAGTTCCGCGATGGTTCTCTACCTACCGTTGGCGAGTACGACGAGTACCCAACTGCTGGATTCTTCTCAGTAACTGAGACAGACTTCGCAGTAAAGAAGGCCGGACAGAGAATTCGTTTCTCATGGGAAGCTGTTGTCAACGACAACAACATCTCAGTCCTAGAGCGTCTACCTATCGAGCTAGCACAGAAGGCTGCCGGTAAGGAAGATGAGGAAGTTACTAAGCAGCTTGTTGCTTCTGGAGGTCTAAACACCACCAACTTCAAGTCAGCTAACAACAACCTTCTAGCTTCAAACCTAGCTCTAACTCTAGAGAACCTAGAGAAGGCTATCGAAGCTGCTAACCTACAGCAGTACAACGGCAAGCTAATTCAGCCAGTAACTCAGTTCGCATTGGTAATCCCACGCGCACTTGAGATGACTGCTCGCAGAATCCTTGCAGTTACCAGCGTTGAGACCACAACCACTTCAGGTTCAGTCGCAACAAAGAGAATCACCGGAAACCCAATCGGTTCACAGATCACTATCGTTGTGAACGACTGGTTGACCAAGATCAACTCTGGTGCAGGTGCCTACTGGTTCCTAATCCCGACTCCATCAACAACCCTTAACCCAAGCGTTGTGCTTGGATTCCTACGCGGATACGAGACTCCTGAGCTTCGTGTTAAGGCTGCAGCCGGCACTTACGCAGGCGGCGGAGCGGTCCCAGAGAACTACGGTTCCTTCGAGAACGACGACTGGCAGATGAGAATCCGCCACACCGCAACTGGTGGATTCTTCGTTCCTGCTGGAACAATCGCTTCAACTGGTGCAGGTAGCTAATACCTAAGCCACAGACCCCCCACATAGGCGCTTGCTTGTGTGGGGGGTTTTCCACTATAATGAGCGAATAACTAAATAATCAAAAATGACCCCAGTACTAACGCGAGGAAAGGTAAGGTCAAACTATGA